CTTCAAATTCTTTCCAAAGGGAAAGTGCCGTATTTCACCTGACGTATCGTACGTGTACATTTAAACTGTATTTATTGCTTGTGTGTTGTTGCTTTTGTTGACAATGCACGCACAATCCAAGATGTCTCTTGGTGTCTCTCAAGATTCATCTAAAAATACCCAAAACAAAAATTTCGAGCCTTCCACGCTCAAGGGTTTATTTTTGTATCCAGAAAGAGCTGGGGGTCCACGGACTTCCAGTATTCTATCTGGCGTTAATAAGCTATCACCGTGGAAATTCCGTCAATTATTAAATTCTTTTCCAAGTGGTGTAGAATATGAAAATCGATGGATGAAACTTGCAGAAACGATTATGACCTCAAAGATATTGGATGACAAGCACAAATATTCTTTTACTATTTGTGATCCATTTGCATCTTCGAATTATCATCGTACTATGCTTAAAGATCGTGAACGTCGAATGCGACGTGATCACAAGTACAACACAAGGGATTATGAAGCTCAGGGTTTGACTGAATCATCTAATCCTCTCTCAGAAGCCATTATGGAATTTCTGAAGCAAGTGGGTAAGGATTTTTCTGTATCAAAAGCTGCTATGTGGGCTCAGATTTCCTTCAATTTTGTTATGATTTTTACTACTCCATCCAACCACGCACGAGTGAATGCTATGGTTAATCTAGCCCTAAGGGCTGTCGAATTTTCCGACTTAACAGCGGAAAGCTTGCAATCAGTCGATATGCAAGCCCTGAACGCAACAATTCAAAGGGTTCAACAGTCTTTCAAAGGAGAGAGTAAGCTAGCTAGTTTTTCAGATGCACCAATTTCTCCAGAAAATCTCTTTTTCAATGGAGACGCTGAGGACCCTCTGGTGGGTCAAAGCGTCATGGAAGATTTTCATTCCATCCCGGAGGAAACTATGTCTATGCTCATGCGTGTGATTCTGACTATGTACGGGTTTGTGTTTGATACTAAAGTCCAGACTATGGACGTACTTGGTTCAAAATGGCAAGATGCACTTAACAAAGCGTATCGTGCCACAAGTTCTCTTCCTGAATTAATTGCATTCTTTATTAAAATGCTTAATTCTGGTTTTGAATGGTTTCAAGTAAACGTATTGGGTGTAGACCCAGATTACGAGAAATTGATTAGTTCGTTTGATGCTGTGTATGATACATGGATCAAGGAACTTTTTGATTTGGAAAAGGTGTATGATGACCCACTTATTGGTGTTGCCATCAATCCCGCTTGTCGCAAGCGTGTGGTTGATCATCATAATAGGGGACAAGACCTGTTGTTGTTGGCACAACAACGGAAGACTACTACGGCAAATACTATCAAGTATTTCCAGTATTTGTTCGAAAAGAGTTTTAAGATGAATGCTAT